TATATCTATTCCGTCATCACTGTTAGAGTCAAAAAGTTTAAAGATCTTACCTTCTATTGAACTTGTACCCCATATCTCGTCGTCTACCTTAAAAAACCTCTTGATAAACCACCCTGTACGTCTTGTGATAGGCGTCACCCCCCCACTCATAAAATCTAAGTACACTATTAAAACAAAGTTATTAAAGCTTGCTCCTTTTTTACATGTAATCAATACTCTGTTCTCTTTTTCGTCTAAGATCATATCAGCGTCACTGAAATCAATTGACTCAGTGAAACTGTTACTAAATAACTGTGAAAGCCTATCAGCACTCGTAGTAAACGCTTGTACTGTTTCTTGGTTGATAGCTGAGAACCATACACCCCCTGAATTAACAAACAACATCCCTAGTCTAGTCTTTAACGCCTTAAACGCTCCTAAGTTAGACTCGTTCTGGTAGTCTATCTCTACTTTCTGTCTAAGTCCATCAGTGTCTACATTCTGCTCTGTAAGTCTTATACCTCCTTCACCTTCTTCGTAAAAGGTTACAAGCTGGCTATTATTTATCACTAGATCATTAGTAGCTCCTGCATTACTGAATGAAGTAGCTCCTGGGTCTGTTACTAAAGGAGGACTTTGTATTGTCGTAAAATTAGTGAATGGCGGGTTAGGCGTAGCACTCAATGAGTTGTACTTTTCTGACCATTTAACCTGTGAAGGGTTGTTATCTACTTTATACAGAATAAGACGTTCATCATAGATTGTTACCCCACCACATACCTCAGCATCACTTATAATTGTATCAGTCCAAGTTAAAGTACCGTCAGCATCAAAATCAGCCGCTACATTCCCTGTGATAGCTTCACTGTCCACAAAATCGCTTAATTCTCCATCATCACCTTTTATTGATCCTACTGTATAAGTAGTACCGCTAACTTCAAGTATTATAGCACTTGTACCACTAGCACCTGTTATTCTTTCCCCTACCACACCTGCAACAGTAACATTCTTAGCCTCTAAAGTTCTAACCACTCTTACAGGTTTCTCTGTACCGTTAGCAGCAAAGATATAATCACCAAACTTGGTAAGTATAACATCACCGTCACCAGCAAAAGTATGTACTAATGTGTTAGTTGTGCCATCACTTGCGTATAGCTTGTCGTCTTGCCCAAAATACTTGAACCCTCTCCAACTCAAAGCTCCTGACATCCCCGTCGTTCCTTGTTCGATTTGTGTTGTAACTCCTTTACTCTTCTCAAGACTGAAATCCTTTTGTATTAAAAGGTTCTCTATCAGTTGTCCGAACTCTGTACCTTGAAACTGAGGAGGCTGTAAAAGATTCTCTCCTTTGTTCGGAAAAGTCGTAGTGACTGAGGTTGTTTGTCCTCCTGCTATGTTAAGTGGTTGGTATCTCACAAAGTAAATATTAATGATTCTCTTGTTGCGTTTCCTATAAGTCTTAGAAGTCCATTAGCGAACCTCTGATCCCCTGAGTTTTCCTTGAATACGTCTAAGTTCCATTGACCGTAACTCTTATCTAACCAGTTCATAACCGCTGTAATGTCTTCTCTACTAATCAACATCTGATCCGTTAAAGCCTCTAGCCTGTTAAGTAAAGGCATATACCTAAGTGTAATCGTGCTGGATTGTGAAGGTGTTGGTGTTATAACAATATTAGATCCCTCAAGGTAGTACCCTGACCGTAAAGACCCGAATCCTGTACGTTCTAGTAGTCTGTCCGTTGCTGTACCGTCATTAGTGTAGTAAAGCCCACAGCCTTTATCTCCTCCTATACCTGACGTTTTAATATGTTTGAAATCACTAGGTAAAGAGTATGAAGATGTACCGTCTACTAAAGCGTAGTTAGTGTTTGAAATATACTTAGCTAAATCAACATTCGATAACATAGAGTAAACCATGTAGTTAAGATCGTTCAACCAGTCATAGTATAATTCGTCGCTCACTTCACCTATAGCACGGTCGTAGTGTCTTTCGAGTATGTTTACGGCCTGCTGTACTGTACAACCGTCTGAGTCGATTCCTGACGCTGTATTGTAGTAGTCTACAAAGATGTCTGCTGTTGGTGCGTCTGTAAGTGTCAGAGTTGTACCTGAGAAGGTAAAATCAGTATATATAGCTCCGTCCACCCAGAGATCGTCTACTTGGTAGATTTGGTTAGCTGTGTTGAATATTGTATTAACACTGTCGATTGTTCCCGTTGGTATTTCTTTTGGAAAAAACATTGTATTAAGTTAATTTTTTAATTGTTTTAGCTATTAAGTTCCCGTTGCTTTTACGTTTCTGTCTATTTTTCTTTACGCCGTCTTTGGCGCGTTTTCTTTTAAGTGCCTCTGTTCTTAGTTTTGTTAATGCTGTGTCTAGTTTTTTACCCATTATAGTTTTTCGCTAATTGATATAATTTCTTGACCTAGGCTTATAAATTCTACTGTTAACCATGATAACCAGCCTATTAGTACTACCCCAGCTAAGTAACATGCTCTAGTGTAGATCTTGAATGTGTCTTTAGATATTGCTCCTTTATCAGCTTTCATATGCTCATTAAGTTTACTAAGTATATTATCTGTCTTACTGTCGTTTTTAGTCTGCTGTACAAGTTGTTTTTCTAGCTTAGTGAAGATCTTATTAGATGACGCTTGCCTCTCTTCATGCTCTCTTTGCCTGTCTTCATCCCTCTTTGCAAATATCACAGTAAACTCATTCCTGAAAGCGTGTCTTTCGTCTTTAAGTTGTGCCTGTAGGTCTTCCCTGAATTTAGAACATTCTTTCACTGTCATTGTCATAAGTTATTATTACTTGGTTTTGGTTTACCTTGTTATTGATGTGATATGATTTAATCTGTTATTTATTGATTAAGCGTAAACTATTTGAAAGCCTAAAATATAAGACACATCTATTGTATCGCTTGCATGCCCTCCTTGTCGCTCTAATTGAAGCCCTAAAACATCATTAGCCGATATAGTAAGACCATTAGCCATTGCCGTCACATCTGTAATATTTAAACGCTCGCCAGTGGCATTAGTGGCATAAGTAGTTATAGCGATTGAATCGCCTACCGCATTCCCCTGCTCTCCTGACGCAATGGAAGCTGAATTAAACTCAGCATACATATTACCTCCTGCCGAATTAGATGCCCAATACAATTTCACACTTGTCAAAGACGTAAAATCATCAGGCGTTGACCAAGTTGCTGCTGCTTTTTTTGTAACAGAGTTAAGGAGTTTTGCAGTTAATAAAGTACCCCATATTGAAGGAGTTGAGGAATCTTGTGATATAGGCAACCATATTGTTTTATTCCCTCCACCTCCAGCATCCTGAAATGTAGGGGCTGCACCTGCGCCATTACTTGTTAATACTTGGTCTGCCGTACCTCCCCCGACTGTATCAGGCGCCCCAGAAGCGTCCCACGTTATCAGTTCTCCGTCTGTTCCATTTGATAAGTCAGCTACATCAACATTAGATAACGAATTTCCTATCCCATTAGCATCAAAAGTCTTATTAGTCATTGTGTCAGTAGAAGAAGGCGTCATGAAACCTCCTCCATCAACTAACCCATAACTAGGGTTGAAGTAAATTATATCTGCCGTAATAGCCACCCCTACCTCTTGTACTTGTTCCCCTGCACTAGAAGGAGCAGTTTCAGTGAATGTTCCCACTGTTGTACTAACGTAGATTGTAGCTCCAGGTGTCCAGTTCCAAGCGTCGTTTCTGAAGTACCCTTTAAGTAGCACGTTCTTTGTTCCTGTGCTTGTTTCTAAAGCTAAAGCACTACACGGCATTGTAGTAGCTGCACTAGCGTCTGCCTCGATGTAGTTACCGTCTGTGTCCATGTGTAAAGCTGAACCGTACCCTACAGTATTAGCGTCAACTGTAGCTGAAGATTGTTCTCCTGTACCTGTAGTATCAAAAGCTACAGCAGGGTTGTAGTCTATCTTCTGAGAAGTAGGGAATATTAGATTTCCTTTTAGCTCTATGCTACTTGATGTTTTATTGTCAGCCATTATCTAAGATTAATATATTGGATTACCAAAAGCTTCTGTGTCTGTTCCGTTATCATTAAACGCCGTGTTGATTGAATTACCTATAACTATTGTTCTGTTAGCCCCTGAATTAATAGTCAATGTAGCCATATCGCAACTCATAAATGAATTATCATCTCCTCCACTGTTTACTGTAACGGTAGTAATAAAAGTACAATTAGTGAATTTGTTTCTGTCACCTGTCACCGATGTTGCCCCTCCTATGTACATATTATTAAAGAAGTTCTCAGTTGATCCTACATTAGATAAAATCAAAGCTCCTTGGCTATAACCGTTAGAGAACGTACACCCATCTCTAGAATCTAAATCAATAATACTACCTGATAAATCAAAGTTATTTACATGTGTGAAGTTTGAAGTTATTAATAGAGTTATTGGATTAGTCGATGTGATATTACTTATACGACAATTCCCAGCTTCTACTATAACCCCATTTGTAACATCAAAATGGATATTATTAGCTGATGATTCAGTCCCGAACTTAGTCATATTTACACTAGTACTATACGTACCTGAATAATTAATATTATCACTTTTACCTTGTCCATTACTATTAACTCCCGCACAAGTTGAACCTCCTCCTACGAAATACAAATTACTGTAAGTACTTTTATCATCAACTCCTCCTACACCTGCGTCGTTTTCGTCAGGGAGTGTGAACTTAACATTCATTATACGCTCTATACATGTTGATGTGTAAGTATTAGAAACAGTAGAATTGTTATCAATATTCAGTCCTTCGATCTCTAGTTCTGATGTTGAGAACCCATTCTCATTTACTAATCTTGCCGATCCAGTATGAGCGTAAGTAATTTTTGAACCTGTATCTATACCGTTTCCTTTTATAATAAGTCTTGAATCGTTAGAGGTCATTGTTAATTCATAATCACCCATATTTAAGTTGTATTTCGATGTCTCGATATAAACTACTCCAGCAGGCATTGTGATATCGCTGTCCTCTGTTACATCAGAAACCATTAGTAACACAATATTAGTCCCTCCCACTCCTGTAATAGCTGCTTGTATATCAGCGTAATCACCTCCTGATCCTACTGAAGCATCGAATTTAGAAACTCCTCCGCCGCCTGAAGCGTCAACGTATGCTGTTGTAGCTACCTTAGTTGAGTTATCACTAGCACTTTGTGTTGTTGCTGTTGTTCCGTCTGGTAAGACTGAAATAGCAGCGTCTACATTCCCTGCTACAAGTGTTCCTACCGTAGTAAGAGCCGTACATGTTGTTATATTAGGCTGAGTTGCTTGTGTTGTAGCTGTGTCAGGTGCTAGACCTGTGATTGTTGAAACTGTAGCTGCATTCCCTGTAACTGATCCAGCAATGGCATTAGTTACCTCAACATCAGTTGCCCAAAGTTTAGTTAGTCTAGATCCTGTTAAACCTATTGTTTGTGGGTCTGTTTGGTCTGTTAAAATCATTGTACCACTTGCATCAGGTACCGTTAATGTTCTTAGAGTTGAAGTCGTGACACCTGAAATATCAAATGCTAGTTCTTTTGTGTTATCAGCTACATTAAAAACTCTAAATAAGTTATCACTAAACTCAGTTCCAGCGACTGAACCGCCTCCTGCTCCCCCGACACTTGGTCTGACCTCAGTTAATATTTCTGTGAATGTCCCTGATGCTAATGTTTGATATCTTAATACTACTCTAGCTGCTACAAACGCTGTACCAGTAAACTCAACAGGTATAGATAAATTTGTATATCCTAAAGGATCTGCTATAGCATCGGTAGAATTAGCATAAGACCCACTAGGTGAATTTATAAAATATTTAACATCTGATGCGTTTTGTGCAACGTTTATTATTACTCCTAATGAATAGTATGTATTATTCGCTCTTAATGTTGCCCCTGTCGAGTCGGTATCAATAGCACTTAAATCTACAACCCTGTCGTAAGCTGAAGTAGAATCATTTATTACCCATGCCGGGTCTCCTGTCTGCATATCAAGCGCTCGAATCTCATGCTCATGTAATTGCAAACTTCTTCCTGATGTGGAAGCTATATAAACATTGTCAATTGCTCCTCCGTTTACAACAATAGTCGTAGTAGGCTCAGCACCTCTTAACCAAGTAGCTGGCTGATTCCTTATCCAAAAATTAATATCATCTAAATGCCCTTGTCCGTTACCTATCTCATTCACCCAAGCATGGTGATCATAAGGTCCATCAGTTGATACTCCAGTAGGACTTTGGACATAAACCTCGGCTAGAGGAGCATGTTCTGTGTCTGGGAATCCTGAAGTGTTTTTAGCTAATACCACTGTACTTCCGCTTAATTCAAAGTACACAAAGTTTTGTGTTGGAGCTGTATCTGATCCTGCTGTAAGAGCTATAGAAGCCGCAGGCGTTGATGCGAATGTATAATTAGTACCTCCAAACTGTACTGTTAAATCTCCTCCTCCTTCTCTTTCAATATTTAAACTTACTGTTCCGCCTGATTCTGTAACAGTCTGAGCACTTGCGTCTATTACTGACCCGTTAGCAAAATTAAATAAATTAGTCACACCATCAGAAAGCTTTGGCACACCAACATTTGGCTGTCCAAATTCATCTGAAGGGATGAAATCAGCGTCAGCACTTAAGTCTGTAGAATTACCTGGAGCTATAATCGCCCCCATATAAGTAGTTTCGTTTAGAATATCATCAATATCAAAATCTTCCTCCATTATAGCCGCTCTAGCGTTGTCTTTGTTACTGTAAAGAGCTTGACCGTACTGAATAAATGTAAACCCAGCATTAGGAGAAAAGAATATCCTGAATATTTGGTATTGCCAATCTTGGATTACACCAGCAGGAGCAAGTGCTCCGCCTGCTCCGTCATCATACACAGTAGTGTCTAAATCAGTGACAAAAGCGGCGGACGCATTAAAATCACCTGATCCGTCTCTCCATGCTAATAAGAATGGTTCTTCTGTACTTGCTATTTGTTCAATGATATTAGGATTCTTTGCATCTTTCTTGTAATTCAAACCGTGAAACCAGAACTTAGTTGCGCTTCTGTCTATTTTAACATTCGCTCCATTGGCTGTATATAAACCAGTTCTACGCCTTTTAATAGGTTTTACAATCTCTGAAAAATCCGCCATTGATAAAGATATATCAGCAGGAATATTATTTGTGAAATCATCAGTCGATAATATATCTACTCTACTAGGATGGTTAACTGATCCTATCATGAACTCATCTTTTCTTTGTTCCGAATTTTGTATAGTAAGACGTTGTATTAAAGTTCCTGAAGAATCAATAGTTAGGAATGTTGAATCAGCATTAGCTAAATCAGTGACAACTTGAGCAGTGAATGGCCCAAAGCTTACCTCTGTATATGTTGGTGCAGTAGTGTCAGTGTAATTATCAACAACTACACCAGTCCCCGCTGCTACGTCAAACTTAGCAGGATCCCCGCCGTTTATTGTTATAGCCCCTCCCGATATATAAGCAGTAGAGGTTAGATTCTTTAGTTGAGAAATATTAATTTCGGTATCTTTTATCTTTCTAGCACCTCCATCACCTTCAGTTATGTGTCCATCTGCTATAACCGCATCAGAAGTAATCCCCACAGCAGTTGAAACTTTTTCTGTATCTAGTTCATCAATTGCCGCTTGTACCGTAATAGCTGCTATATCTCCCGCAGGAACGTTTGTAACCTCACTTGCAGTATAATCACCGTCTACACTCACTACGACCCCTGTACGGCCATGTACTGAGTCTACAGCGTTGACCTCAGCTCCAGGGTCTATACCCGCAAGTTTAGTTTGTTCTGTAGCTGTGTAGTTCTTGTTAGTAGCACCGTCAACCATATTGTCCTGATCAAAAGCATCACCGTTGACATTAGTAGGATCATAGACTGCTTTAGACATGTCTCCTGCTCCTGCGTTATCATCAACGTACTTCTTTGTGGCTGGTTCGTAATCTGCGTCTGGTGTAAACGCATCAGTGTTATCTAATTCAAGTACGTTAGATTTATCAGCTTTCAAGTCAAGTTCTGCTTGGACGTCTGCTGGTAAGTTATCTAGTTTCTCACCGTCGACTAGTCTAGAGTTTTGGATTGTTCGTAAAGTCATGATAGGGTGTTATTTTTTAAGTTCAGGCATTTCTACCTCTCGTACCCCCCTATAAAGTCCTGCCAAACAAGATGCTTCGTACTCTATGTTAGTCTTAGTGTTAATAATAGTATAGTTTAGATCGTCCTCAGCTTCTAGTCCTTTTCTTGCTTCTAAGACCTCTTTAACTGATTCCTTAATCATTACTGGCTCTGAGTGTGCTGTGATTAACATTATCCCCTTCATGGTCGTGTAATTAGTGATAAAAAACTTAATTGAGAGGGTTTTACCCCTCTCTATAAGGCTTCTATGCGTAGTAAAAGATTTCTACTGTTAAAGCTCCTGCTGTGACTGATCCCCAGTCTGCCGCTGTAGTTACCGTTAATGTAACTGTCTTTCCTGCTGCATGGTACGCTGTACCTGAAACCGCTCCTGCGTCTAGTGCTGCGATAGTAGTAAACACGTCTGGTGTTCCTGTGTTGTATCGGTCAACGTCTGTTCCGTCTCCTACAGTGATAACCGCTGAAGTGTCTCCTGCGAATCCTGTAACGTCTTTAATAATAGTACGTTGTGCTACTGCTCCTAGAGGTAGAGTGCTTGTAAGATCAAGTGTTCCTACTGTTGACCCTCCGTCTGTGAAGTCACCGAAAGCTACTGTTTGTGATACTGACGCTAAAGCTGGCGAGTCAAGTGACCAACTAGGCACTGCTAGTGTCCCTGTGTTCTCGTATCTTGAACCGTCTGTTTTGTTGTAAATACACCCTGCTTGGTATGTACTTGCTGCATCTAGTGTAGACGCTGCCACTGTACCTATACAGTACAATGCGTAGTTAGAAGGATCGTATGTAACAACTGTTACACCTGTGTCTCCTGTTAGTTTATATGCTCCTGTTGCCATAATTTATAGAGTTAATGATTATTGTTCCCCTATGTTTGATTTGATCCAAGGTGCGTCGTTCTTTTTGTTGTTAGGGACTGGTCGTCCGTTTACCTCCTCGAACTTAGCTCTTAATCCTTCAATCGTTTCTTGAGGTGCTTGTTTTTTATTCCTCTTAACTAAAGGTTCACCCTCCCCTATGATTTCTCCTTCCCCTCGGCGTACCATTCTTTTAGCATGATACTCAGTAATTATAACCTCTCTACCGAAACGGTTTTTAAATGTTACCTGTGTTTTCTGCTGTTTTCTAGCAAGTAGTAGGGAAGCTCTATCAAGATCCCCCTTTGTAGTTAGCCCCTCACCACTATCTAATAAGTTTACTGACATGTTAAGTTAATTAAGTTGTATAAATTTCTACATCCGCAAGACGTTCTGCTCCTTCTGTGAAAGTCTTTGATCCGTATTTAGATTGAGCTTTTACTAAGTCAGCAAAGTTTTCTCTTACCTCTGATCCTACGATTTGTACTTTAGGCTTGATGTTAGAAGCAAAACAAATAGGTTTACCTTGCGCTCCTAGAGCATGTTTGATACCTCCTGCACTTACTAGGTTATTAGAGATATACACTTTAAGGTTATCAGCTTCACCGAAGAATCCTTTACGTGCTACTTGATCACCAAGATCTGAAGCTCTTTGAAACTCGCTAGAATTAGAAAGTAGTCTCTTTTCTTTAGGTGAAAGTGTGATAGATCTGTTTTCCATTGGTACGTTAGCGTCGTCAAACTTTTCGTTCAATGCTGTAAGCATGTCGTAGATGTTTGTCTTAGATAACTTGATAGGGTTACCAGCTCCACCATTAGTCGATGTTTCCATGTCACCATCGTCGATAGTATACAAAGCGTTAGCATGTTGACTCATAATAGTGTCATCCCAGTTACCAGCGAAAGCTTCAGCTCCGTCTTGGATAGCTTGTGACTCTGGATCAGCTCTTAGTTCAATACGGTCTTCATCTGATAACTCGAAAGCAAAGTGTTTTCTGTAATCAAGTGTGAAAGTCTCGTCTGATTCAATAAGGTTTTGGATAGTTACATCAGAGTAACTAGTCGCTAGGTCTAAAGTTGTGATTTTAGCTAGTCTTGGAAAATGTACTGTGTCGTTACCGTTGAAATCTCCTTCAAACTTAGTGTTTGCGATATTGATTCCTACGAATTTCTCTCTTAGTACACTTTGTAAGACCGATGCCCATTCTTCACCTTTACCTGCTGCTACATTATTTCCCATGTTAGATTAGTTAATTAGTTAAATTTAACTGCTCCGTACAACTCTTTGGATTTATCCATGTACTTCTTCTGACTAGCTGGTGTCATATCGTCGAACTTACTCACACTAACAGGGTTGAAGGTCTGTCCTACTTGTCCCTCTGGTGGTAAAGCTCCTGCCGCTATTTTGACAGCTTGTTTTAAAGTCGTACTGTTTAGTTCCTTAGTCGCAAGTCGCAGTGCTTGCTCGTAAGACATTGATTGCCCCTTATCGTCTTTGTACTTACGTAGCTTGTCAACTTCCTCTGTGATAGCTGTTTGCTCCTCAGCGGTTAAGTTGTTCTCTTTCACAATCTTAGGTAGGTTCTGGTCGTAGAGTTCTTTATCTCGCTTTGTACTGTAACGATTATCGAAATCATCCGACTGCTCCTTTAGCCATTCAGCCTTAACCCATTCAGGTACTTTGTCCTTCTCGGCTTGCTTGACTGCCTCTTTATCAGCCTTTTGCTGATCGGTTAATTCTCCCCCCTCAGATTTAACTTCGGAGTTAGATACTTGCTCATCGTCTTTGATGTCAGTTGCCTGCTCACCATCAACGGTGTTTTTCTCATCACTCATAGTATTGTGATTAATTTGTAAAATAGAGTTTGTAAACTCCTAGCGACACACCAGATAGGGGAATCTGATATGTCAGTAGGAATCTACACCGTGTTTTTAAAGGTCTTATCACTCCTTTGAAGGAAGAATCCTTCTAGTAACTCGTTCTGCATCCTTGCTACCATCTTTACTAACTCTTTTTCTCTCTTACTCTCTACATGCTCAACTGTTGCTTGGTATATAACTGCATCCTCTAATCTCTTTAATAGTTTACCCTTAGACTTCCATAAGCTTGCAAAATCATTAAGGTCTGCCTCACTGAATTCTTTCATTAACATTATACTTCGTTTAATTGTTGTTCTGCTGCCATTGCTACACCTCCTTGTGCTGGTTGAGGCGGTAACGCTCCTTGGAATGATCCGTCTTGCATTGTTTGACCTTCTACCCTTGCTAATGCTTCAAGTAATGTTTGTTGTGCTGGCGCTCCGTCTGGTGTAACAGCTAGTAATTTCTGTATGCTTCTTGTTTCTAGTAATGGATTAGTAACAAACCCGTTCTTTGTGTCTACTTCTATTTTAAGGTTTTCTGCTCCCTTAAACAAGGTAACAAGTCCACCTATCGTAACACCTAAATCCTCAACATTAACACCACTATCTAAAGTAATCCCCTCACCAAACACCGTCTTATCGTTCTCGTCTCCGTTAGCTCTTATAGCGTGTACAGCAAACTCGTATATAAACCTGTAGTCCTCTGTGTTCTGGCCTTGGAACTTACTTATAGTCTGGTTTTGTCCGATTATATCTAGCTCACTTTGCCGTGCTGTGTCTTGTGTGTTACTAAAAGCGTTAAGGTTAAACCCGAACCTCTGAGCCTCATCGTCGAACCTCGCTTTAATAGCTTGGTCTATATCTATGTTAGTTTCGTTCTTTAAATAAGATACACTTCCTTGACCTACTGGTTGAGTTCCGTCTCCTGTTGGAACAACAAACGTATTATCACCGTGTTCTTCTTTTCTTTTATTAGCTAACTTCAGTTGACCGAATAAATCCCCTGCATCTGCTTGGTTGTAGTTCAATATAGCTGTAGCGTTCTTGTTGTCTATAGCCGTATTAACAACACCAGAATCAAGATCACCCATTATAGTTGTTACTTTCATAAACATTTCACCTACTCCTGTAGCAAATATTCCTTCAGGATTAGGGAACAACTTGAAATGCGCTAAAGGTAACTGTGCTTTCTTATTTCCTTGTACCTCAAAATCATAAGGGTAGTTCTCACCTTGTTGTGGTTTCCATTCGTAAGCATTAGCTCCAACTATAGTCGAGAATACTTTATGTACAGCATCGTAGAAATACATCACTTGATAATAATCCTTATCCTGTCCTTTCTGCATATCAGTCTTTTCGTCTGTCTCGTTCTGCCATTGATCAAGAGTAGGTAGATCCCCAGGCTTAGCAAACTTCTCTACACCCTTAAAATACGTCATATTCTTTAGTTCATTGATTCCAAAGTTATAAACTACCCCAAACCTAGTAGCCGTCTGTCCTGCTGTCTTAGAACGTAGTTTTGAAGCTTGAGCGTTAGTGTAAAAACTCCCTACCGATAACCCCCTGTACTCTGGCATACCTATCTTACCCTCTGTTTTGTATCCGCACTGTACAAAGAAGTCACCGAATAATGCTTGTTGGTGATACCCCGACCACCCTCTAGTCATTAACTCATTGAACCCTCCTTCTGTTACAACTGTTTCTAAATACTTAGACATTATTACCTCAAGCTCTTTCTGCATCCCGAATACTTTTACCTGTACATCAGGAACACGAATAAACGTGCAATAAATCTCTGTCAACTGATTAAGCAAAAAAGAAGGCATACTTTCCTTCCTGTTACCTGTAACTCCGTCAACCGCTTTTAAATACAAGTCTTTAGCTTTACGTACTCTTGTGTCTTTGTCTATACGTATAGGTTCAAAATCCTGCATCATCTGTAATGCAGTTGCGACTATCTTGCTGTCTTGGTTTGTTTCGGTAATTTGTGGTTTCTGGTCAAGGGTCTCAGCCATAAAAATATGATTAAGTTTATTCCCCTGACGGCATTATACACTATTTATTAAGAAAGCAAAAGAGTTTTTATTTTTAAACACATCTCGCCTTTATTCTAACAACATTAAACTTCCTGAATCTATGTTGGTTTTACTATAAGTTAGATGTAATCACTAGTTATTTCTTAGTTACCCTAAAAAGAAAGATTACCCCCTCTTTCCCCCTAAGAAAGAAAAGCTAAACCGCCATGAGTTCTATCAGCTTATTTAAATCAGATTCTTATATTATGTATTCGTATCTATGTTGCTTACGGTCTTTTTGCCCGTAGTATCCATTACTAGGTCATGTTCATCTCTCATTGAGGTAGTCATGTTGCGGATATTAAATAAAATACCCGAGAACAGAAGTGGTTGGTGCATACGAAGTGAGGTTTTCTCTCCTCTCCAAGCACCTCTGTTCCAGAGTATCTTGTTTATCCGCATGCAGTATAAGTATAAACCTTCTTTTTTAATAAATCAACTATAAAACTTCCTAGCACTAACTGCACCTGACTTCTTAATGTCCATAGACTTGTAGTAATTAGAGGCTGCTTTGGCTCCTGTGAGCGTTTTCTTCTCCTTGTACCCACTTAATCCGTACCTGATAGAATTATGTACTAACACACCATTAGCAAAGTATTCGTTCTCTTTTTCCACTGTTATATCATAAACAGGCTGCTTTTTTCTTTCTTCTTTTCTGACCACAAAGGCGTGAACAACATTTTTGCTTGTCGTACTTGTTAGACAGAAATAATTTCTTACACGACGGGCAAATCTTTTCAATATGGTCAATCTTGTTATCTCTCCTCCATTTGCTCTTACATTTGTTTGAACAGAATCTATCTTTACCCCTCCTGTTGAAGTTGTCGAACATTTCTCCACAACAATCACATTCTTTTTTGATTGGCACTCTGTGACTCCACGACAATCTACCATGCTCCTTTTTGCACATAAGCTCGAGATTCTCAACCCTGTTATCGTGTGTATCGCCGTTCTTGTGGTGGATGTGATGGTCTTTAGGAATCTCCCCATTAGCATCTTTCCATACCATACGGTGCAAGAAATCTTCTCCATTATAGAAATATTTTCTATGTGACTCCGTTTTAGAGTTTGGGTAGATGTAGTAGGTCTTGCCGTTAAACTTTCTTCTTGTTTCCATGTCATAAGTTTATCACCATACTTTATATTAGTCAAAAGCTTCCACCCTTTAGTAGTCCATATCTTATGATTATCCGTTGCAGTTATTGAATATCCATTTGATAATACTATTTGCGTAACTTTTGCATTCTTTTTTACTAACCACGAATCCTTAACCTTATTAAACCCTTTTCTTGTTTTTACATAATCACCTCTCTTAATTTTCTCAATGGGGATATCCCCTTTATCTGTATTAATAAGAGTCCCTTTAACTAAACAGTCCATAGGGTCTGAGAACGTATGCTCTGGCTCGTTTATGATCTTGTCTTCCTTATCTGTTTTCCAGAGGTAGTTCCTGTAGCATTTAATTGTGTTTATACTCCTCTTAGTCACGCTTATCTTCTGGTCTTGGACAAACTGGATCCCTTGTTTAACGCTATCTCTTCCCTTAACACACCCTATAATATTAACACCGTAAGCTCTTATTTCATCGATACTCTTTGGCTCTGCCGAGTCAGCTATACAAAGAACACTGTCGCTTCTGTTCATTATTATATCAGCTATTTGCCTGTTACTCAGCCCTTTCTGGTGAACAACCTCATCAATTATAAAGCCCTGGTTGTACTCGTAGATGTCAACAATCACCGTAGGATCATTACTATACCCGAAATCCATCCCTCTTCTCACTAATCTAGCTTCGTGTGGTATCTCTTCTATAACCTCCCAGTCTTTAAATATCTTACGCTCCATGTTATGAGGTTCACCTAGCCATTTATGCTGGTAAAGAGCTGGCCTTTTAGTCTTGTCGTCCTCGATCTCTTTCAAGATAACATCAGGGATCATCTTGTACTTAATAGCTATATCGTAGTTGTTGTTGATCACTAAAGTATCTGGCCTACCCTCTAAAACTAACCGTTTATGCACTGGGTCTTCCTCTAAGAGCCTGTTGTATGTGTAAATGATCTTTGAGTTAGGCTTACGTACCGTTGGCGTTAGAACCTCAATACTCTTCTCTGAGATAGTCTGTGCCTCCTCTACCCAAGCGTAATCTATACCCTCAATACTCTTTATACCTTGCTCGTTATTCCATAAACCTTTGAAGATAAAGTCTGATCCGTTGATTGTGTTCACTATAGAGCTGTTCGTTACCTCAAAATCCCTCATTTCGTATAACGCTATAAGCTCACTTAATAACTGATGTGAACTCTCTGCTATAGAACTCTGGAACTCACGGAAACATCCCATACGTTTCTTTGCTTCCCTTGCTTTAATTAAAAGAAGCCTCGCTACTGTATGAGACTTTAATGAAAACCTACCACCAAAAACCGCTGCTTCCCTCCAATCATTATCAAAGAGTCGTTTATACTCCGTCGGTATCGTTATTGTCTTCCCCATCTATAAATTTAACTAATACTGGTTGAATCTTGTCTCCCTTAGTCGTATGATCAACTGCTTGCTTAGGCATACCATCCATCCTATTAGCCATTTCCCTAAAGGCTTGTGTGTCTCCTCCTTGGGCTTTCTTTACCATTGCTTTAGCTATAGCTTTCTTACCTAACTTAGGATCATCCTTATACTCTTCCATCATTTCTTTAAACAATGAACCCCATGTCCATTCTTTCTCTGGTGCGCCATTAGGATTTCCTGTTTCCCCTTTCTTGTATTTTGGCATAAGTCTGTATTATTTCTGTTATTTGACCTAATAATTATTTGTGTTGTCTATTAATTGTTCTACCTGTTTCCTATTATGGTCACTTACCTTTATTAACCAATAAAACTCTTCTGGTATGTCTATGTATGAGTTGCCTGTTTCTTCTTTAGGGATTGGTTTCATGACTGTATTATATCATGTATGGAATTGTTTATCAAGAGTTGTTTATGTGGTCTTCTAGAAGTTGAGCTATTTCGTTGATTTTGTTTGTGTAATCAGTTATCTGCATTTCGCCTTTACCATACACTAACCTCTCTATCTTCTTTACTTCAGACTCATTTTTTTTAATATTAAGCGAATAATCCACCTTGTCACGCACTAGGTGATGATTAGGAGTGAATCTTTCTGGCACTCCTCTTCCAAGGCTTATAAGATAGCATTTATCATCCTCGTGAGTTACAGAATACCCCTCAAATTCAAAACTCCAATGAGGCGGATCCGTACTTTCTTTTGCATATTTAACAAAGTCTTCAAAAGTAATAATATCTCCCTCTATCTTCTTAGTCTTATACAGCCTGTCTAGTCCTTTGTTAATCTCTTCTGCTTTCTCTATATGAGGTGATAAATAATGAAAAGGTACACAAGCAGTTTCAAATGTGTCAGCAGGTCTAACTATATGAACTCCATATGCACTGATACTTTCTATTAAATATCCTTTTCCTCCTTTAAAATATGAATCTCCAAACTCCTCACTCACATCAACTAATTCTCCTACCTTCCAGTTTGGCTTTCTGTGGATTGGGGTGATGACAAGATCATCCATATCAATATTTGCTGCATTTACCCATTCATCATCAGTGTCAAATCCGTATGTATCGTAGTCATAATAAACCCTAGTAGATCCATTATGAACATGTGTTGATTTCACCCCATTCCCCTTATCAAGATAAGCCTTCAATTTGTCTGAATTAGTCATAGTGTTTTAGTTAAGTTTCTTTTAATTCTAGTACCTTCTTTCTTACATTCCTTGCATTCTCCTGATACTCCATGCATCCCTGTACTACTGACGTTAAACATTCTTAGCTTATATTCTATACCGCACTGTGTACATACTTTAGTTTGCTTCCCTGGTTTGATTTCTTTTAAGATAAACTCTCCTACATCCTCGAAATACTCAGGAAGTGTTCTCATAATAGCTCTACCGTCCTCTATCTCGTGTCTGTACTTTAATGTGTTAACAAAGCCTTGGGCCTCTTTTAAATCTCTAGCTACAAACCTGTGCTTTAAGTTCTTGCCTTTACCTTTCCATTGCATCTCGTAAATACTAACACTCCCCCTGTAGGATAGATTGTATGTAGTACCTTCTACTTTTATTGTTTTTCTTGTCATTTTATTTGGTTAAGTTGTTTCCATTGTTCTATTTCTTTTACATGAACATTATATCCAACGTCAGCTATGTTGTCCTCAGTTGGGGGAAATCTAAGATCTTCTAAGCTTTTCCTTTCACACGGCACTGACTCTATCAACTCCTTACGCTCTTTGTCCTTTTGTTGTAGTACATCTAAAATATCAACTTCAAAGAATGAATTACCTTCTAAATATCTTGCCGTTAGCATCTTTGCTGTTTCCTCGTTTGTCATAGCTTAGTGGTTAGTTTAAAATGGTAGTAGGCGAGGATTCGAACCTGCGGCGATAAGGAGTATTGGTATCTAGACTACCACTCCTCAACGCTATTCTAGATGTAAGGGCTTTATCCTTACTTATCAACCTTAAGCCACTCAGCCACTACTACCTCACTAATTCTAGCAAACTTCCCTTACTAATGCAATATATTCCCCCTTGTTTTTATTTCTAATTGTGGTATACTTAAACAAACTTATTAACCTCACTACAATGCCTGATAATTTTTACTTCCTCCAATTGATTGCTTTAGTATTAGTAGTTATTGCTTTTATGGTTAGCTAAGAAATCAGCGTGAACTTTCTTTAGATTGTTTCTGTCGTAGTATTCTTTTTCTTTTTCTTTCAAATTAATTCCATGTGACTTCTGGTGACATGACATGCAAAGACTCATAAGATTATCAATCTCATCAGAGCGT